TGCTCTTCCGATCTACGAAGAAACAAGAGAGATTGAAACTGGTGTAAAAATGTCTAAAATGGATTCTGATTTAGAAGACTTTGGAGAAGATGAAGATTTAGAAGAGTGGGAATTAATAGACGAAAGAAAAGTAGATTATGATTCAGAAGAAGAATTAGATAAAGAAGTTAAATCTTTAAACAACCCTAAATTATCTATACTTTCTAAAATATACAATTTTGCAACTACTGGAACTGCAAGACCAAATGCAAAGAGCAAACAAGATGGAGAAGCAAACGGTTTTAAATTCAAAGTAAGGTATCAATATGCACCTTTAACTGCAAGTTCTGATAGTAGGGATTTTTGTAAGAAAATGGTAGCATCTAAAAAGATATATCGTAAAGAAGATATACAAATGATGAGTAAAAGTAGCGTAAATGCTGGATGGGGATTAAATGGTGCTGATAATTACGACATCTTTTTATATAAAGGCGGAGGAGATTGTCATCATTTTTGGATGCGAAAGACTTATAAGTCAAAAAGAAAAGGTGGAACTGCTGATGCTAAAAATCCAAATTCAGAAATAAGCGTAAATAAGGCTAAAAAAGAGGGATTTAAACCAGAAGTAAACGCAAAAGATGTTGCAAAAAGACCAACAGATATGCCTAATAACGGATTTGTAAACAAAAAAAGATAATATGGCAACTGCATTATTTATAAGTAGAACGGATTTAGTAAAGAACACTATCATAGATGGGAATGTTGATACTGATTTGTTTATACAATACGTAAAGATTTCACAAGAGATACACATACAAAACTATTTAGGTAGTAAATTATATGATAAAATATCTGCTGACATTATAGCTGATACTTTAACTGGAGATTATTTAACATTAGTTAATGATTATATACAACCTATGCTGATTCACTATGCTATGGTTGATTTCTTACCATTTGGAGCGTATCAAGTTAAATCTGGCGGAATATTTAAACATTCTTCGGAAAACTCTGAAACTGCTTCTAAAGATGAAGTTGATTATTTAGTACAAAAGGAAAGAGAATTTGCAGAACACTACACAAGAAGATTTGTAGATTATATTTGCTTTGATACTTCAAAGTTTCCAGAGTACAATCAAAATGTAGATTCGGATGTATATCCAAATAAAAATGTAGGTGGTTCAAATTGGGTAATATAATGAAAGGATATAAACCAAAACAAGTAAACGTTGTTAAATTAGAAAAGTATTTAACTAAAAAAGAGAAAGATGGCAAACGAAATTTATAACAGTTCTTGGTGGGGATTTAGTTCTTCTACTGGCTTTGGTAGCATATACGATAAATATAACAACCCAGACAAGTTAGCTAATTTCTTTGAAATAAGAGTAGAAGCTGATGGTGGAACGGTAGAATCTAAAAGTTGTTTATCTGCTTTAGGATTAAACCAATACAATTGGGAATATAATAACAGAGTAGAAGCCGATGGTGGTACAATAGAATCTTTAGAATGTGTAACTTTTTAATAATAAAAATAAACAAATAATATGGCAATACCAAAATTAGCATTAATACCAAGTGGGGTTAAAGCGGGTAAACTTTACTCTGTTCTTCCAACAAATGGAGATGGAGATTTTACAACTACAAGAAATACAGTAGCAACAAGAGTAAATGAAAACGGATTAATAGAAGAAGTAGCAGCGAATGTACCGAGATTAGATTATTCTGATGGCGGTTGTCCTTCTCTTTTATTAGAGCCACAGAGGACAAATAGTTTGCTTCAATCTAATCAATTTGACACAACTTGGTCAGCTACAAATACAGTTTTATCTTCAAATCAAATTGGAGTTGGAGGTAGTACAGATGCTTGGAAGTTAGAAAGCAGTTCAAATTCAAGCGAAACTTATTTAAGGCAAACAACATCTTTAAGTGGAACAAGTGTTTTAACATTATATGCTAAAAAAGGAAATGCTAATTTTCTTGGTGTTTATATAGGTTCAAGTGGTGCAGATATTATTGCATACTTTGACTTAAATAATGGTGTTGTTGGAAATATAAGTAATACAATAGAAACTGATATTAAAAGTGTTGGTAATGATTGGTATAGATGTACTATTGTTGGTAGTAATATAAATCAAAATGTAAATTTTTATGTTACAGATGCAAGTGGTAATTTTTCATCAAATGATGGCTCTTATATCTATATTCAATACGCACAATTAGAACAAGGCAGCTACGCTACATCGTACATCAAAACCGTAGGTACTGCACAGACTCGTTCAGCTGATACTGCTAACGGTGCGGGAAATGCTTCTACGTTTAATGATTCAGAGGGTGTTTTGATGATGGAGATAAGTTCAGACAATCCATTAAATGATAATAGAATATATTTATCAGATGGTAGTGATAATAATAGAATATTTATAATTTTAGATAAATCACAATCATCAATAAAAGGATATGTTAGGGGTGCTGCTGGTTATGCTTTAGCTATAACTTCAGTAGGATATGACACATCTTTAAATCATAAAGTTTTGATTAAATATAAATCAAATGATTATTCTTTTTGGATAAATGGTTTTGAAGTAGGTTCTGAAACAGCGTCAACAATATTGCCTTCGGGATTAAATCAATTATCTTTTAACGGAGTAGGTAATTACAACCCTTTCTACGGTAACACAAAACAAATACAATACTTTGATTCAGCATTAAACGATTCAGATTTAGAAAAATTAACGAGTTGGACATCTTTTACCGCAATGGCTAACGCACAATCATACACAATTATATAATTATGGCAAATACGATAAAATTAGGAAACGGTAATTGGGCAACAAAAGAGGGTTCTTTGTTAGCTTACAATGACGAAAACAATAACTTTAAGCCTTTACCTTTTACAACTACAAGAGCATCAAGTGCTACGGTTGTAAATAAACAAGGATTAATTGAAACAGTTGGTAGTGGAGAACCAAGAATTGACTTTAGTGATGATGCTAATGGTGCTTTATTGTTAGAGCCTACTGCAACAAACTCTATACTTTATTCGGAGGATTTTAGTAATGCTGCTTGGACTACACTTGCGAGTGGAGAAACCGTAGCTATTAATTCTGTTATATCTCCAGATGGTACATTAAATGCTGATACTCTTGAAGGAGATGGAACTGCAACAAATGTTTATTTAAGAAATGATATTACTTTAAGCACTTCTGTTGATTATACTTTTTCAATATTTGCTAAAAAAGGTACAAATGATTTTCTTGCAATTTCAGCGGCAGGTTTTACGGGTTCTACAAATACGGATGTAACTTTTGATTTAAACAATAGTGTTGTTACAGGAGGAATTGGCAATATAGAAAACTATGGTAATGGTTGGTTAAAATGTAGTTATACAATTGCGATAAGTACAGATGGTGTTGGTAGGTTTTTAATATATTCATCATATAGCGGAACAGTAAAATCATTTCCAACATCTGCTGATGCTATTGGTAAAAACATATATCTATTCGGAGCTTCTTTAGAAGAAAATTCTTACGCTTCAAGCTACATCAAAACCGTAGGTACTACACAGACAAGGGTTGCAGATACTGCTAACGGTGCGGGAAATTCTACTGTAATAAATAGTTCGGAAGGGGTATTGTATGCGGAGATGAAAAACGATATAGTGCAAAATCAAACAATTTCATTAAGGCAAGGAACTACTGACAGTGTTCAGTTAGGACTTATAAATGGCAATATTAGATGTGCTATTGTTAGTAACAATTCAGCGGTTTTAGACACAAGTACTTTTGCTTATAATAATGGTTTAATAAACAAATACGCTATTGTTTGGAATGGAACAAATGCAAAAACATTTATTAACGGACAATTAACAAATACAATAACAACTCCAAGTCCTTTAAATTTAGACAGTTTAGATTTTCAAAATCCTGCTTTAGCTGAAAACATAGTAGGAAAAATAAAATCTGTACAAGTTTACACAACCGCTTTATCGGATGCAGAATTAACAAGTTTAACAACAATATAAATAAATAATTATGAAAATAGCTAAATACGAATTTACAAGTAAAGAACAAGCACAAACAAAGATTGATGCCTTAGGAGTTTCAACGGATGAAGATGGAAATGAATCTCCAAACCACAAGCATACAATTGTATCTCTTGGGCATATTGTTTTAGAACAAGCGGTAATTGACGAAGATGGAGAAGTAGTTACAGAAGCAGTATTATCAGAGGGATGGCATTTAGATGTTTTATGGGTAGGTTTAGAAGCTGATGAAGATGGTATTATTGACCATCCGTATGGTTGGAAGTCTTACAACGTAGATTTAACGTCTGAGGGTTCTCACGGATTCGCGGGTTTATCTTACTTATCTCACAAATTTTAATGAAAAGATTAGCTGATTTTATAAACAGTATAAGAACAGACCATAAAGCACATCTAATTGTAGGTGTGCTAAGTGGTTTCCCTATGGTTTTATTATTTGGTAATATCGGTGGTTTAATTGCTATTATTATTTACGCACTTAAAGAGGTGGTTTATGATAAAGTTTTAGGCAAAGGTAATATGGAATTTTTAGATTGGTGGTATAGTTCAATCCCTGTTTTTCAATTGCTAATTATTCACAACATTTAAAAATGGCAATAACAAACAAAGCATTACTACAAGAGATATTAGACGAACAAAAAAGGTTATCTAATGAAATGGCAAGTGCTATAAATAACCAAAATCTATTCAACCAAAGAATTACAAGTATTTTAAATAGTGACGGAGATACTAACCAAAAGGGTTTAGTTGAAAACTTACAAGATGTAAGAACAAGGGTTTTGGATTTAGAAGTAAAAAATAAAGTTACTGCTGGAAAGATTGCAATGAGTGTAATAATACTTTCTGCTATAGGTAGCGTAATTTGGAAATTAATAGGAATTTTAGATTAATTTATGAGCAAATACTTTAAGAATATAGAGGAAAATATGGATGTAGATTTCATTGCTAAATTAGATGAAGCAAGAGAATATGCAAACATACCGTTTATTATAAATTCTGCTTATAGAAGTCCAGAACATAAAGAAAGTATTAAGAATCCAACATCAAGCCATATTAAAGGTTTAGCGGTTGATATATCTGCAAAAGATAGTAGGCAAAGGTTTTTAATATTAGATGCCTTAATAGCGGTAGGATTCAGTCGTATCGGTATTGCTGGAACATTTATTCACGTTGATTTAGATTTAGATAAATCACAGAATGTAATATGGACTTATTAAACGGTTTATTTCATTTTATAATGTTTTTATTTGGTGCAACACTAAAATTAGATAGCATTAAATACCCTAATATACTAATGTTAATTAACAGAATAATTATTACAATATACTTAATAATATGGATATAAATTTAATTTTATTAGCACCAAACTCAATGATTATTGGGTGGCAATATTACCAACCAGAACAAAAATTTGATTTTAAAGAAATTAATTTCTTTTTATTATTTGTACAAGTTCAATTTAGATGGGGTAAAAATTTATAAGATATGGGTATATTAAGTTTAATTGGTAATTTATTAGGTATTGGTAAAGGGTTTTTAGAAAACAAAGCTAAATTAAAGCGTTTAAAGCAAGAACAAGACTTTGCTATAATACAAGCACAAACAAAAGCAAACGTTGATAGAATCCTTTCTAATACTGATTCAGATAATCAAATAGACTTAATTACTGCACAACAAAAAGATAAAACATTTAAAGACGAAGTTATTACTTACTTGTTTTTAATACCAGTTTTTATTGCAACTGCAACACCTTTTATAATAGCAGTAAAAGAATCCAATTATACAAACCTTGCAAATGATATTAGAATATCTTATGAAAATTTAGATAGATTACCTAATTGGTACAAATATGTATTAGGTGCTATTGTAATTGATGTATTAGGATTTAGAAGTTTTGCAAGAAAGATTGTAGATAGGTACATTAAATAAAACACCCTTTTTTTTAATTGAATATATTTATTCTCTTATACGAGTAAATATTTTTTGATAATAATGTTTTTGCTAATATTTTTTGATAAATATATATTTGTAATATCCAAGCCAATTATTAAAAAGTAATGCTTTAGTTTTATTATGGGATAAATTTACGGGTATTTTTTTTGGAAATTGCTATATTCCAACATTACTATTTATTTACTTATTAACAAGTCTTATTTTATAAGGCTTTCTTCAATGTGTTCACAAGTAAAGTATTATATAACTATATATATATTGTATATTTGAATAAGGATTGATTACCCTTATTGTCTTGTCTTTTTTTATTATTACTTGTTTTTAAATAGAGGTCAGAAATGGCTTCTATTTTTTTTTAACAAAATTTTAACATTTCAAATAGTTACAGAACTAAAAAGAGGTTGTAAGTTTGTACCATAATCAAAAACAAATATTATGACAGTACACACAACACAATTAGGAAACTCAACTTTTTACATAAACAAAACAAAGGATGGAAGTTATAACTACAACAAAGTGAATGAAAAAATAAACAAAACTTTTCATTACGAAACTGCATTAAAGTATTACAAAGCATTAAAGAAATCTAAATAAACAATAGGGGTGTAAAAACCCCTTTATAAAAACAAATATTATGGAAGAATCATTAACAATTTTACAAGAGTACGCAATTGCATCTGATAACTTATGGCTTGCTGCTAAATTACAATTATTACAAAAAGAAATTGAAATAGAAATATTAGATGCGGAAATAAAAATGCTTGAAAAATTTTAATTATGAAAGTAAACGAAGTAGCTTGGGCAAACTTAAAAAAGCAAATAGAAATGCATTTAAAAGAAGACCCTAATTTAACAGACATTAAAATTAACTATCAAATTAAAATACCAACTTTTGGAACAAGAAATTACTTAAACTTAAACGTTTCAATTAATAAATAAAAATTAACTATATTTACAAAAACAAATTAAAAAAAATATTATGGAAGAATCAAATTGTTGTGGTGCAGATAACTGGTTAAATACTGGTTTATGTGAACAATGTAAAGAACACGCTGACTTTTCAGAATGTGAAGAATAACTAAAATAAAAACAAATAAACAAATGGACAAATTAAGAAAGATTCAAGCCGAATTAAAAGCACCAAAGAACCAACGTAATTCGTTTGGAAAGTACAACTATCGAAGTTGTGAAGACATTTTAGAAGCAGTTAAACCGCTTTTAGATAAATACGAATGTACTTTAACGGTATCAGACGAAATCAAACAATTAGGAGATATTATATTTGTAGAATCAATTGCAGTTATATCTGATGGAGAAAACCAAGTACATACTAAAGCACAAGCTGGAATAGACCCAAATCGTAAAGGTATGGACATTGCACAAAGTTTTGGTAGCAGTAGT